TGTTCTACTTCATTTATGGTTTCCGGTTTCTTTCCGGACAAATGTTCCAAGATGAATTTTTTGGTATTCAAATAATCATCCGGGTTTGAACTTGGGTTATGTTCAAACAACTTATAAATACTTGCATTAACCTTGTAATTAGGAGTTTTGGTTTCAAAGAAAACAGTTTGATTATATGCCTTGTTAATTGACTTAACAAGTTCATATTTTTCTACACTTAGATTCTTTTGATTTAATTGCTGCTTACCTTCCAACGTCAATTTGAATAATTCGTCTGGATTATGATTTGTTCCTTGACCTAACGTTTGATAATAACGCAGTTCTTTAACAAGTTCACTCTTGGGGTGAAAATGTTTTTTGATTATTCTAATTGCCTTTTGAGGAACTGATGGTTCTAATGCTTCCCTCATTGCAAAGCGGGTTAATACTTCAAATATGAACCCGGTGTTTTTAAACTTGCTATGTTTCAAGTTCTTCATGTATTATTGTTTCTCCATGAAATATATTATTTTAAATTATTTGTCAAATTTGCCCTGCCTTATATTTGTCGTCAAGTACCTGAAGTAATCGTTTTGCAATGTACTCTGGACTTTTGTCACGATGTAGATTATATGAATATCTTAATTGTTGTAACCAGTTGTTTTTATTCGTACTTATATAATTGTTAAACAGTCTACGCTGTTTTTGATCTCTCTTTGATAATTCACTATAAAACGCATCTTCGATCGGCCTTAAAAAGGTTTTACCAGTATATATGTTACTTTTAGAGTCAATATCTGATAATGCCTCTACAATTATTCTTCTAATCAATTTTGAATTTTTCATTTTTGGTTCACTCCATGAAATATATTATTTTAAATTGAACTTATTAATAATATCATAACCCCATTCTAATATATCGTTTTTATGCGCAGTAGATAACTGTTCAATTTGATTCCAAATTTTTTCATGGTCTCTACCAGAACCATGTTGACCAGATACCAATTTAGGAATTTTACCTAAGTTTCTTAATATCGTGCGCAATCTCTTTTCCCATATAATTATTGCCGATTTATTATTACTTGCATGAATTTTATAATCTATTTTTTCTAATTCAGTATCGGTATATGTTTCCACAATTATTCTTCTAATGAATTTTGAATTTTTCATTTTTGGTTCACTCCATGAAATTTTAACTATAATTATCTTCTAAATCAAGTAAATTTTCTTCATTCAACATTGAAACTCCATTTTTGGGTTTAACCTTGAATTTTTCTAATTTTTTGGTCAATCTACTGTAATTTTCAACTTTTGCATTTTCACGTCTTCCAACCGGGTCACGTCCAAAATCTTTATCACGAGCAGTTTCAAACGAACCAGCAAATTGTTGAGGTTTACCTTCATTTTCCTCACGTTCGTCAGGTGTATATAATTGTTTATTTGTTTCACCAAATTGACCGGGCATATATTTAGAAGCAACCTGCATTGAAGCAATATCATGCGGCGTACCAAATGATTTACCAGTTACTTCCGGATCGTTTCCTTCTTCAACTATTTGTTTTAACCTGAACTGGAACTTCATGTCTTCAATTTTTTGAAGTTTTAAAGCCTCAATTTCTTCGTCATTAAAACCCCACAAATTCTTGTAAATATAAGTATCAGATAATAATGGGTTTTCTTCACGAGCAGACTTGGCCAAATCAATTCTGGCAGTTAGTACGTCTGTCTTTTGCCGTTCAAATATAAGACTTGGGTTGGTTAAGTTAAGTTCAAAATTCAATAAATCTTCTTCTTCAAAACCCTGAACCTTCAAATGTACTAATGCAATTTTATAAAGTTCACTTACAACAATTTTTTGGACTCGTTCAATCGATCTGGCGAACCTAATGTCAATCTGAGCAAGTGCAGAATTTTTTATAACTACACCAGTGGAAGTTAAATAATTATGGTTTTTATCGTCAATTTCTAAGTTATAAGTATCCGACCGTTCTGTTAATATTTCTACATATTTAACTTTATGATTATAACATTTACCAAGTATTGAATTGCACCATTCTTCAAAAATATATGTTTTTTCAATTTGTTTTTTTAATGTATTTTCAGTAAGCCCGATAAATTTACATAGTGATTCAAATGTATTATAATTAAGTGCAAGTTCATTTATATAATCAATTTTTAAATCTTTTGAACGACCTTCCGTAAATCCAAAATATTGATTCATAAATTGATTCACTGTGAACCCATTATTATTAATTGAATCTCGAATAGCTACATAACTATAATTAAATAATTTACAAAAATCTTTAAATTTTATATTCGAATTGATATTATTTTTATTCAATTCAACAAATTCAAGTATTTCTTCAAACTTAGGTCGAGGAATCCAACGTACACTTTTTTCTTTATGCAAATCGGTTCTACCATTTGGATAAAGTTCTTTTAATTTTGCTTGACCATATTTATAAAATTCAATTTGCTTTGCTGTTTCTGAAAATGCTTGTCTACGCTCTTCGGTAATTCCAGATTTAACAATTTCGGAACGCTCTTCATGCGTTTTACTAAGCCACGAATTTTTAAGAATATGTTTAGCATCCGGATTTAATTCTAAATATTTTTTTCTATTGTCTGATAGTTTTTTTCTATATTCTGGTTCTTGCTGCGCCAATCTACACCTTTCTCTACTTTCTTCTGAAAGTAATCCAAATTTTACATTTTGAGCGTGAAGTTGGAAATGATCCAGTCTATTCATTCTTAATAAATTGGTTGGATCATTATTATAACGGTTAAAATCTACATGATGTCGAACGATTATATTATTTTTATTAAATACTCCATCTATATACCCGTTATCAATTATTTTACCATTAAAATAATTATCAACCACGACATGAGTCCATTCCCATTTTGATGTATCTGGTTGATATATTTGCTCATATGTTGAACCATATTTACTATTTCGTTGAATGTGTAATCTTCTATTTATAGCACATAAACTGTCATTTGGCTGCAAATTTATAGCTTCGACGCGCTGCCCATTTTTTAATAAAAACCCATGATCGGGGGTACAATCAATATATTCATTATTGTCTAAATGTACTCTGACCAACTCAGCGTTTAATCTCGTTTTTTTGGCGTGTTTTATTTTGGCAGGTATTACTCGGTTTGTATCAAAATCAAATGAATATACCCATAAAGTTTCACCTTTATCGGTTAAGTCAGCTATTTCTGCCACACTCAACGTTTTTCCGTTTAATAATGGAATTAATGTATTTGGATGAATACATTTTTCACCAGAACCGCCTTCTTCTGCATAACCCAAATATTCTTTTGGAACTTTAAACGCCGAAATCATTTTATTTTTAAAATATTCAACATCTTCACGCATCCCGTCATTTGTTAACCCGGGCAAAGTTTCAATAGCAGTACCACTGTCTCCGCCGCGAACCGGGAGGAAATAATCATCCAAACTATTTAAAATATTATAACGTAAATTGAAATCGCCAGTGGTAGGATCGATGTATGGCGTTTTTTTCATCATGTTGGAAATTTCTTCGATATATCCATCTACTTCTTCGGGAGCAATATTTCCAATATCAATTTTAAATAAACGACGTTCAGGCGCTCGCATAATCCTATTTAATAACATTGCGTCTTCTGCAAGGCGCATCCGTTTAAATTCTTGTCGACCGCCTTCAACAATAGAACGTCCATAAGGAAGGAAATTGGTATCGCCCAATAATCTAAAATGGGCTACTTCATATTCTTCAAAATAATTGTTACTTCCCCACGTCATTCCGTAATCGCCTTCATAACGGAACCTAATCGCGTCTGGTTCTTTATCAGAACCTTCCTCTCTAATCATTAATGCAGGGTGGATGGGCATAACATTTACAATACCAGCACCTTCGGCTATTTGAAGATATAAAAAATTATCTCCGTATTTACAAGTTGCCCGAATCCATGACCAAAGGTTGAATTCAATATTCATTATATCATAAAACAAGTTGTTTAATACTTTTTTAATTTTAGCATCACTTGTTTTAATGATCAGTAATTCTCCCTGTTCTGATAAAGTTGTAGTCTCATCTGCCGTTATATCGATCACAGAAGAAACAATTGCGTCCGTATCCATGATTTCATAATCAAGATACATTTGTTTTCTTAGGGCTTCAATTTCTTCGTTTGTAAATCCTGAACCATAACCCGAAACAGTTGAAAAGTTTCGTCCGTTTCTCCATCTTGCCCTGTTGGAATAAGTCGTCGGACTACCTTGACTTTGTGATTTGTTAAAGTCAATAGTCTTTAATTTTCCTGATTTAGTTTTGGTTATAATCACATTTCGAGAAAATAACCTTTTTAATACGTCTTGAAATGTTGACATTTATATACCTACAATAACCATTTTAAACTTTGTTTTTCGCCTCTACCAATTTGCTGCTCCCATTGTGGGTTTGTTTGTTGGTTGGCCCTATAAATATTCCTATGAACTCTATTTAATGCGTTCTTGGTTAAATCTATACCCATTGATAATAGTTTCATACTCGTATCTCTAACCATCAAACCAATTGCAAACGCCATAATTAAATCGTCATTTGAACCTTTATTTGCTTGTGCTTTTCCATCCAACCACATAAAACCAAACATTTCTGTTGTCAATCTTTTCGAATAAATAATCGGAGCCTTTTCACTGAAATATTGCTCAAATTTATTTATCATAACTGGTCTGGTTTTAACGTCAATTGAATAGCCCGGAACCATATCTTTTTTATCTTTTAAGTCATAACCTTTGCGGAGGTGAATGTTCTTATCTAAAAACGGGTCTGACTTATAAGTATAGTAAAGATTTTTATAACCTGAATCAATTGCCACTTGTAAAGTCGAGTAACCAATATTTCTATTATCAATTACCAATAAAGCGTGATTGTACTCAGTTGCAACAGAAACCAACATATTTGCAAATGAGGTGGTATCAATTTTACCTTTATATTCAGCAACTTGTTCAACCGTATCTGCGTCAATTACATGAAAGGCACTATAATCTTCTCCATCGCCCCTTGCTACGTCTGCTGAAAGAATGTATTTCTTGTTGAAGTTTGGATATTTAAAAATCCACAATTCACCACCGATTCCCCTACGTTCTACGGGTTCAATTGTCTTTTCTTCGTAATGTTGCAGAACCTCAGATTCGATAACAGTATGACCAGAAGTAGCAAAATTCCCATCACATTCCTGCGCAGCCAATCGTTTTCCTAATATTTCGTCTTGTTGATCCCGCCATTTTTGATCTCTATCCGGATGCAAATACCAAGGCAAATTAATAGGATTGAACCTAACAAGTTCAGTTGATTTAGTTCCTTCAATTGCTCTTCGCCATTCATTATAAAATAAACCTTGTGCGCCGTTAGGAGTCGATAACATAACGCATCCGCCACCAGTTGCCAAAGTCATTTGTGATGAAGCCCAAATCTCCGAAATGTCCTTGATAAACGCACATTCGTCCAGAATTAAAAGACTTAATGCTTCCGACCTTGCTGCGTCCGGACTACTTGAAACTGCTTTAATTTCACTTCCGTTAGAAAATTTTAATGCAAGTTTGTTGTTATTTTCAACTTCAATTCCCTGCTTCAAAAATGCTGGCAATAAATCCCATGCTAACTGAACCTTTGCCACCAAGTTTTTTGCAACGTCTTGTTTTGTTGCAATTACCAATATCTTGAAGTCAGTGTTGAACATCATATAATGCAAAGACATACCCGCCATCAAGGTGGATATGCCCATTTGCCGAGACTTCAAAATAATGGAGAAACGGTTTTCTTTAATCTGTCTTAATGTATCTTCCTGAAACGGATAGAGGTTAAAATTCACTTTCCCTTTCATTGGGTGTTGAATCTTAACATATTTTTTGAAGAAATGTACTGGATCGACAGCACACCTTTTTATTTCTTCAATTATTGCCGTTCTTAGGTTTTCTTGTTTTGACAAATTAATACACTCAGCGTTTTAATTGGAGTTTCTACCCGGCAGAACATTATGGATTATTGGCCACTTGATTCCTATTTTTTCTAAAGCCGATTCCATTTTTTCTATCTGTGACGGTTCGGCATGAAATACAACTACTTCTGGCCGATTAGGCGAAAATGCTTTGGTTGTTATATTTTTTGCGCCGACAGATTTTAAAGCGGTTGATATAGCATCTATATCATAATCATGACTATCGAACCATGACGAGTATTTGACATAAAATCGCCTTTTCCCTTCATTTATTCTATGTCTTTTTTTATTTTGTTTTTCATTCAAAATTTCTGTAATCATTTTAATTAGTTTTTTTTTTGTTAATACTCATTTAAATTTCTCCATTGTTTTTCTTTTAAATTCATTATATTTTTCATCGATGAACTTTTTATAACTTTCTTCATCTTGAAATTTCCATGTTTCAATCGGGTCGATATCATTTTCATCTCCGGCAAAATGTATGTTTGAAACTTCACGTTTCAAAACTTCGACCTCTTTATCCGCTTGTTCAAAAAATGCTTTCGCGTTTGCTTCCATTTTTTTCATAGCATATTCATTGAACTCGCCTTTAATTTTAAGTGAAGTTTCGTAACTAATTAAACAGTCCTCACACATACCGACAAGTTTTCTAAACTTTTCATCAATTCGAGTTGGTTGTTTACAAGTACAAGTTTCTTTTTGACAATTGGGAAAGGAACTCAAATATTCTTGTGCTTCTCTTAAATTTTGAGCAATTTCAGGATGAACTCCGTATTTGACCCTATAACCTTGCTTTTGCTCCCACCAAATTGTATTTCCGTGCTGGTCGGCTTCTTCCCAAATTTCACCAACTTCTCTAATTTTTGCGGTATCTTTTGCGTCTGAAAAACCAATCGTTTTTCGAGTTTGCATTCTATGATTACCGTCAAGCATTTGTTTCAATGCTTTTATGTTTTGTAGTTTTGCCATTTATTTATATTTAAAACTTGGAAGTTTGTCGTTTGTATTATTTTTTTCTAAATTTGTTGGATCAAAATCATCTAATTCGGTAATATTTATTGATTCCAACTTCAAATCTATATCTGTATCAGATACGTGAGTTACAATGCAATAATATAAATCGTAATTAGGATGTATTTCTCTCAGTGGACTTGAACTTCGTCGTTCGATTTGATCTTGAAAATAACTTTTAAATTCTTCGTTAGTCATATTTCATCAGTTTTAAGGTTCAAATACAATTATACATTCTTTTGGTAAGAACGTTATTTCGGCCAACGTTACATTTTCAATTGCTCTATCTAAATAACCATAGTCTATTTTTATAACATCACCTTTTAATCGCCACTCGTACAATGTACTTTCGTCTGGATTTAGAATTTTAATAATTGCAGTTACGTCTTCGGTATTCATTTCTGATAACTCGTTTACAGTTATTCCTTCAAAATGATAGCAAAGAATTTTTATTTCATTTTCCCATCCGTTAACATTTGTCCATTTAGGCAAATCTGACGCTTTACCATAATAATGAATATGTTTAAGTTCATTTGGAAATTCTACTGCGAATCGAAACATTAATGTAGGATTATATGCTTCCGGTTTTACTCTGGCCATGTTTTTATCTTTTTATAGTTCTATCAAAATATTGCTTTGACATCGGATCGTCGCCAAATCTGTCGTCATCATCGGATATTTTTCCTACTTGAAACCCGAGATGATTGGTCCAACGTACTACCTTATCAAAATCGATATTTAATTTATCTGCTATTTCGGATTGAGAATATTTCTGTTTATAAAGTTTAATTACTTTATCTTTTAAGATATTGTCGGATATTTCAGTAATCATTCTAATTAGTTTTTTTTT